ATTCTGGTCAATGATGGTTATGTTATCATGACCCTTGAGGAATCCCAAGCTATGGACATCGGAGCGGTTCTTGTAGAACGCATCATGGTTGCCAATGATCATGAACATGTTGAAGTTCTTGAACTTGGCAATCAATTCTGATGCAACGTGAATTGTCTGAACGGAAATCTCCGAACGATTATGGAAGAAATCACCAAGGAAAAAGATGTCAGTAATCTTCTTTTTCTTTAAATCGGTGATAATCCAATCCGCCCATTTCAAGGCGATTTCATGCCACTCCGTTGAATTTCCATACAGACCCAAATGAAGGTCTGAAAATAGTGCTATTTTATTTTTCTTTATCATCTTCTATTTCTTTACTAACATTAGTCCAAAATTTGCTATCGAATATGATAGCCAAACCAGACTCCACGCATATTGCTGTTTCATCAGGAACGAAACCGCCACTGAGAAGTATAGGAATGCTGAAATTAGAATTATTACGCTTTCATAACTATTCGTCATCATATTCATCTCCCTCCAAATTCGGCTTCACATATACATGTCCCATGGAATCCGGCCCACTCATGCTTTCCATATACACCATCTCCTTGTAATCCTCCAGACCTTTGTGTTGACCATTCTCCTTCTTGATGCGATTACAGAAAGCGTTCCAAGCAATGCGGTTGAAATAGGAGAATGGGTTGAATTCAGATTCGATGTTGTATAATTTCTTCTCCAAAGCTGCATACATTTTCAATACTGCATCCCCAACCATTTCGTCTTTCCAAGAGCGAGAATATCGTATAAAATTGATTTTGTATGATAATCCTTCCGCAATATTCATTAAATGAACTCCCAATTCATCTAAATTCTCCCCTGTTTCGTAATACTCTACCAATTGCTGTTTGAACAGCTTTGAATTGACATAATGGGGTTTCTTATCATTTTTTTCTGTCATAAATTATATATTAATATTTTTATCGCGCCACATGATCTGTTCCTTATCATATATCTCCTGCCTGTGTAACGCATGGGAGTGGGAATACTTTAAATTATCCGATACATCAATGATGCGTAGCTTGGATTTGTTATCATGCAACCGGAGTCCCCGACCAATGGATTGCACCACCCGAATGAATGATTTACCAAGTCCTGCAAATATTATATATGGTATATTTTTGATATTAATCCCCGTAGAAAAAATAGACGACATAGCAATACAAATGATATTATCATTCCTTTCCATCATGTCAATTATTTTTTTGCGTTCTTCGACTTCCATTTCCCCCTTAACAAAAAACACTCTCTTATCAGATCGGGTATGCAAAGCAGATAATAACATATCTCCGTGATCAAGATGGTTGACCATAACAAGAACATTACCAGTAAGTGACTCAGATAATTTAGCGATGATTTGATTTCGTTTCTCATGCTTATATAGATATTCTAATTCATCTTTATATTTAAATTTTATTGTTTTAGGGTGATTAAGTTGTAGAGATGTAATCTCCACATCAGAAATATATCCCTCATCCCTAAGTTCTTTGGATTTCTTTTCATATATAACGGAACCAAATGTCCCAATTGTTTTCCACTGATCAATTAGTTTATCTGAAAGTGTTCCCGTAAATCCAAATTTGTTGGGAGTGTGGATTTTGTTTATGATCTTGGATATGTTTGCGTCTGAATTGATGCGGTGACATTCATCTGTTATGAGCAGATTTACGCTCAAAATCCATGGATTATTGGTAAATTGAGCAAGAAGGTTCTCAGAATTGCATATCACAACTTGGGTATCCTGTGGTTCTGTTCCTCCCGTCCATCCTGAATATGTGAATGTCACACCATAATCTTCGAAATCACCCTGTAATTGGTTCACCAGAGATAGACCGGGGACTACTATGAGACATTTGAAAGTATCATTTGATACATTTCTTATATAATTTTCAATGAGTAGAGCTTGAGCTAGAGATTTTCCAGCAGATGTGGCAAGTAAAAATGTTCCAAATCCTTTTTTCAGACCAGCTATCACTGAATCTTTCTGGTAATATCGGGCATCATATTTCAACTCATTCCAAAATTCGTTAATTTCCACTCCACATTTCAATCTCTTCTTGAATGTATCGGTCAAGGATATGTCGGTGATCTGGTTATCCCTAAGATATTTCAGAATTTCCCCATGAAAGCCAAAATCAAACAAACCAGTGGCAGTGATGGCATACTTGCGATCCTTGACGAACCGATGTCCTTTCTTCTTGGCGAAGAATGCTCCATCATTCTTGACGGAAAAATGATTACGAATCATCCCAAGGGTGTCAGAATCGGTGATGATCTGTCCCTGCCTTTTAGATGGTTTGTAATCAAGGGTTATCATCTATGACTCTTCTAAAACTTTTAATTGGATTATATTTTTTATATCTTGGGAAATGAAAGTGATCAAGCTCACCACCCTATCGAGATATTCCACCAGATACTCAATTTCCTTGATCTTCTGGTTGATGTTCTCCAGCGATGGGGTCTTGTCCAGATCGTCCATCACTTGCTTGTTGAGAGCCACGGGAGACTCTTCCATCAGCTTCTTTTGAAGAGTATGCTTGGTGGATGCCTTGAGCTTGTAGAGCTTGTCCTTTTCGATCTTCGCATCGATTAGACGGCATACCCAGAAATGTTTCTCTGCTGGGACTCTACGGGTTACTTCCTCCAATGTGAAATCGTCTATTTTGACAAACTCTTCAAATTGTGCTTGGTATTTTTTGATTAATTCTAATGACATAATTTCACATAAATTCCTTCCATTTGATTTGATTTGCTGCGTCCTCCACGAATTTTTTGATAATATCTCCATGACATTTATCGGGAGAGCAATAACATACAAGATTCGTATCTTGATCATCCAATTCTCTTTCAATCAATTCAATGACAACTTTATGAAAAGCAGCTTCATTGAAATAAGAATACTCCAAATATTTTCCATATCCGTCAATCGCTTCTTCCACCGTGTCCACCTTATACAGAGCTTGGGGGTGATTCGATTCCTTGTGGTGATAAGGATTACCCATGACGGAACCGCGCCCAATGTAGAAATCATCGGGAGTTGGTTTATGGTTTTTTTTATTCACCACTCGTATCATATACTAAATAATAACATGAATCATCCCTTTGTCAATGACAAGACTGAAATCGCTAATATTTATCAAACCATGTTGAATGAGGATATGACAAGCGGTGGTGCGTTTGGTGGTGATATTGCGGGTCATGCTGGTATAGAGAACACTGATTGGTTCGCACCGGGGGATGCCAGAAATCCTTATTCATTGGGAATCACTACGAGAAGTGGAAGATTAAAAAAGAAAAAAGGCAAGAAACGGAAGAAAGTAAAAAAAAAATTAATTGAGAATGTTGAAAACAACGTTTTTAATTCTTATAAATCAATGGTTCAATATGCCTTGGACAATTTTGACACAGATCAAGAAGATGAATTGACTGATTATGAAGAAGATCGAGTATCTGATTACTTTTATAAATATCAAGAATTGAAAGACAAACAATCTTTCCCAATTTATAGAGCTATTTGGGCTGATTCGGTGGATGATATTGATTTAGACGATATTGGTATTTTTTGGTCATTTGAAAAAAATGGTGCAAAACCACAAAATAAAGTCAATGGTGATCAGATATTCATTTTAACCGCTAATGTGTCCCCTGATCAACTTGATTGGGAAGCTGGGTTCCTTTCATATTTTTATTATGGGGAAGATCAATGGGAAGCTAATTTGGGGGTAAATCAGGAAATAGAAATAACTGAAATAAATTTCAAACCGCTAAATCGTCCGATATCAGCCAGAACTGGGGAACAATTCTACGGTGTGTGGGGAGATTAAGGTTTTGGGAGATTGAGTGCGAAATCAGGTAAAAAGCGGAAGAAAAAGCGTGTTCAAAAATAATCACAATTCTCAATTCTTTTTCTAGCTATTTCACAATATTCAGGATTCAAATCAAATCCAATGTAATTCATACCAAGTCTTTTCGCCACTATACCAGTTGTTCCCGATCCCATGAAGAAATCAAGGACAACTCCTTCTTCTGGACATCCGCTTTTTAACATACGTTCCACCAATTCTTCGGGAAATGTTGCAGTGTGAACCGATTTATTGGGTTTAGTATTGATTTTCCACACTGCTCTCATGGATCGCCCTCCCCTTTTCTTCATGGATTCCAGAATCCTTCTTTTGGTGTTACTTGGATTTTGGGCATTTGATGATTCATAATCCTTTGTTGCTTCTCCTGTATAAATCTCATCGGGATTGGATGCGTTTGCAAATGGTTCAATTTGTTGATTGAAGAAATATTTTTTATTTTTTGTAAACATGAAGATTGTTTCAAAATCAACTGTAAAACGATCAGTGCAACTTTGGGGGATCGCATTTCCTTTGTGCCAAACGATATTATTTCTCAATAACCATCCTCTATTTTGCATCTCAATGGCAAAACGAAATGGTATCAAAGCCAATTGTTTCTGTTTTCTCCATCCTCCCAATTTTTCCTTTGGTTTTTCTGTGAATTGAAATGATTCTTTTTTTGCATTTTCTCTCCCTTTCCACACACCTTTACCACTTCCAAGATAGGTATCTCCAAGATTTACAAACACCACTCCATCATCTTTCAAAACACGATAGACTTCATCGTAGTAATCGCATAATTGATTTACGAATTCTTCTGGTGTCTCCGCACATCCAAATTCCCCTTCAATTCCATAATTTCTCATGTTTAGGTAGGGAGGAGATGAGATTGAACAATTGATAGATTTTGATGGAAGTTGCTTCAATCCTTCCAAAGAATCAACATTTTCGATATAATTTACATTCATGAATGACATTATCATGCCAAAAATGGAAATCAAGTAGATAAATTATCTGATAAAATTGTACACCATGCCCACCCTCCTCCCTATACTTTAAATCGTCATATTCAATTGTCAATAGTGTAATATGAATTATTTTCAAGTTTTTTCAATTATTGTACATCTATTCCCACCCTCCTCCCTATACCTTAACATGACTATTTCAAAAGTCAATACCTTATAATTAATTATCTTATTATTAGTTTTTGATTAGATATTAACTATGATTAAAGATAACTAGAGAAAGAAAACAAAGAAAAAAAATTAATTCTAATAAATATAATCAATCAGCTTACTAAAGCGTATCAAAGCTTATCATTAGATATTGATTTAGATTAATTATAATTAAATATAAATGGAAAAAATTTTGGAAGCCGCACCACAAATCACCACTTGGAAGAATTTCCCAACCGATACGGAAGGTGTTGTGGGATTTGTTTACCTCATCCGCAACAATCATCCAGATGTAATCCAAAGCAAAAGTAGCAAGCGTTTTTACATTGGAAAGAAACAGCTTCTCAAGCGTGTGAAACGCAAACCATTGAAAGGTAAGACACGCAATCGCATTTCATTTGTGGACAATGATGTGGAGAAGTATTGGGGATCGTCCAAAGAATTGCTATCAGATATTGAGAAATATGGGATTGAGCATTTTTCAAGGGAAGTGATAGAGGTATGCTACTCAAAATTCCATATGTCATTCTCAGAAATTGACTGGCAGATGAAATGTCGAGTCCTCTTTGATGATAGGTTCTTCAATGGCATAATAAATTGTAGGCTTGGAGTGGTACCCAAGAATTACGTTGACATTGAACGCGATCCTGCTATTTTGAAGCTGTGACAAGGATTCCATTTCAAAATAGAAAGATCATCGACATTGATGAGATATTTCGGGATACGAATGAAAATTTCGCAATCCTTTTGGAATCTCTTGGATTGACCACCACCTTTGATTTCTCCAAACGTAATAACCAAAAATTATACACCCACGAGTTCATCAAGACCACCACGCAATTCCTGAAATATAACACCCATACGGATTTCATTTTCTTTTCCAATGCGCTTACCAAAGATAAGTTCCGTAACCAACTTTTGGCTAAAATCCGGCGAATCTTTAAAATAAAGATATGGGATGCCAATTATGATTTGAAGCATTTGGAATATCTGATTGATATTCGGGACTGTTCCACCATCTCTGGATTGGAAATGGCATTCTTAGATCGCAAACCCCCATCATTCCGCCAGATTTCCAAATATCTGGAGAAAGAAGGTCTGACATTCCTAAATGAAAAATATTTTCAAGATGTGGTAAACAAAATGATAATTTTCAATCATTAATCTAAATAGTATTATGAGCAAATTTCTTGAGATTTTAGAACAACACGATCCCACGAACCAATCCAAGATGGACGCAGCATTTCAGGCGAAATTCTTCCTATATGAAGCTGAAGTCCCATTCAGTTCTAAGGGTTCCCAAATCATCCTTCATGCGGAGCAAGGGGATATTATTTTGGAAGCTGTTGGTATGCAAGCCCGTCAAGATATGGATGATCTTCCAGAGGAAGAACAACAAACAGTTGGTTCGTATGATCTGGATGGGGAAGTTGAAAAATTAGGGGCGAAGGCATTAAAGCTTGGTCCAATGGGTAAATTACTCGGAACAAAAGCCCAAAGAGCGAAATCGGCAACCAAAGAGCGTGATAATGTCGCGGGACAAGCAGTGGACGTTTATAAAAAAAATACCGATAGTTTGAAAAAAGCTATTGCGTCATTTAAAGCGAAAAAATTTAACGTTGTTTAATATGAAATCAAAAACCTTACAATTAATCGCAAGATACCAAAACATTTTGGAACAGGATGAACAAAATCCTGAAATGGGTATGGAACAACCACCCCAAGAAGGACAAGCTCCTGCTCCAGAGATGCCTCC